TTATCAAGTACAAGTTCAGGGACAGTTGCTGAAATAGAAGGGCTTATCAACAGGGCATCGGATATTGTAGAAGGTTACTGCAACCGAAAATTTGTGGCACGGCTATACGCAAAAGAACGGCATGACGGCAGGGAACAGCAGATTATCTATTTTGACAATCCACCTGTTGTGAGTGTTTGTCTTGATGAATTAGCATGGTCAACAGCAGGTATGGTTACCCGAAGTGATGGTGGCAGTTTTTATAATGACGGTTTTTCTACAGAAAATAACAAAGTGCTTGTTCAAAACAGTGATAATAATTCAGGACTTCTGACTCTGACAGCCGTTTCCACAGGCGGAACTACTTTGACCTTTTCGGATAACATAACAGCCGACAGCGAAGATAATGATGTAACTATTTCCAATGTTCATTCAGTTTGGATTAATGATGATGAAGTTGATGAGGATAATTTTACTGTTGATGAAGACCATATCTATTATTACGGTGAATTCCCTGAAGGGCATAGGAATATTAAGATTACCTATTATGGCGGTTATTCCACAATTCCAGATGATTTAGAGCAGGCTTGTTTAGAGGTAGTCAAGATTTTATATGAGGGCAACGAAAATATAGGCAATATCCAAAGTGAGAAGTTGGGCGACCACTCGATAACCTATGCTAATTACAGTTCACTTGCCCATTCTATGAGCAATGTATCAGAGGCTACAAAGTATATTTTAGATAAGTATAAAAGGATAGCAGTATGAAAATATCCAACCGATTCCTGAATTCCACAGTAACCATACAAAGCCGTTCTGATGTTACCACAACTGGAGCAGATGATTACGGCTCATATTCCTATACATGGTCTACCGCAACGCCTTATATAAGCTCTTTACCTTGTAATATCCAGTGGCTATCGGGAACGGAACGGGTTTATCTTGATAAGGAAACTTATTTCAGGGACGGCATTATCTATTGTAATTACAGCACTTCAGCAGGGGCAATTGAGCCTAAAAACTACCGTGTTTTATATAACTCAAAATATTATGACATTGTTGATGTGGAAAATCCTGACCAGTGGAATGACCATATAGCGATAAGTATTAAACGAGAAGAATAGAAAAGGAGATGACCTTGAGCAAAAAGAAAAGCATTGAGAAAGAGAAAAAGAACTTTGATTTTGTAACAGAACTTGACCAGATTTTTATTATCGGGAAGGGTGTATCTGCTTTAAAGACACCAGAGCAGAAGCCAGAAAAGGCGGAGTATTGGGGCGCTAATGATATTTTTAAATTGCCCAAAAGGGATATTGACCGTATCTTTATTATGCGGGATTTGTATGTAACCGAACAAAACAAGGGCAAAGGAATGGTAGAGGAACTGAATAAACTTGACAAGCCAGTTTATACTTTAGGACTCTATCCTGAACTTAAAAACAACGTTCAGTATCCCATAAAAGAAGTTATCGGGGAATACTCGGATACTTATGACAGAGCTTATTTTCTCAACACGGCAAGTTATATGTTGGCACTTGCTATCATGCTAAAGCCTAAAAAGATATGCTTATTCGGTGTGGATATGTCTTTTGGCAGTAGAACAGAATACATGAGAAACGAAAAAGCCTGTTTGGAGCATTGGATTGGCATGGCAATAGGCAGAGATATAGATATTCAGCTTACACCTGAATCGACACTCATGAAACGGCAGGGATATGAAAATTATTATGGAATGAAACTGAACAAGCCTGACAAAGACCATCCCCACGATCCTGTAACCTTATCACCAAAGTTTATACAGGGCAAGGGCGGGAAGTGTGCTAAAAAGTACGAGCTTGTTCATGGAAGTTTAGTTAAGGATATATAAATGGCAACATTTAAAAGCCTCAAATGGTATGGCGATGATGTTTACAAAAAAATTCACAATGAACAAAAGAAAAGAGTAAGACAGGCGGCAATATTTCTGGAAAGCTATATCAAAAAATCATTTGGCACATCACCAAGTTCACCTGGAGAGCCTCCTGGAGTTGACACAGGGCGGTTAAGGAACTCTATCACTCACGAAATTGAAGAAGCCTTATGGGACATTATCGGGAGAGTTGGAACAAATGTTGAATATGGTAAATGGCTTGAGTTGGGAACAAAAGATATGTCACCTCGACCTTATTTAAGAAGGGCAATCGAGGAAAATAAACAGGAATTAGTCAATATTTTAGTTGGGAAGGAAATTAAATAGAAACAGGGTATTAAATCAAATTAAGGAGATTTAAAAATGAATCAAGAGAAAGCAAAACAGGCTGTGGAGTTAGCCGAAAAAGAACTCCAAGAAGAAGACGAAAAGAAACAGATTGAACTAATTAAGAATGCAATTAAACAGACACTCGAAAAGATTAATAATAAGGAAAAAGAACGTAGTAAATTAAACAAAGAAATTAAAACTTTGAAACAGGATATTGACAATATTAGAGCAGGTAGACTTGACCTTATTGCTGAACGACAGGAAAAAGATGATGAAGCTAAAAAAACCTCGATTATTGAAGTGATTAAAGAAAAAGAAGTACATCATCATCACTATCATGACCGTTGGTATGAACCTTATCGAATAATATGGAAATATGAACCAGATTATTATTCAACAGCCGCTATTACATCAGTTTCTGATAGTTATTGGACATACTGTGATTGTAGCGATAATCCAACATTAAGCAATACTTGTGCTTATAGTGTAACCAACAGTATAGCAAAAGACTCTTTTGCTGGTACTTATGAATTAAGTAACGGTGATTGTGTAACGTTAACGTAAATTAAAAATACCCTGTTTCTGTAAAAGGTGAAATATGAAGGAATTATCTAAAGCAATCATAGACAAATATAAAAGCTCTACAAGTTCAGGCAGTTTATACGCTTCTCTGACTGGGGGCTTGTGGAATAGCGAAGCTCCTGATGACACACCTTATCCTTATGGGGTGTTTTACACGATAGACAACACAACAAGCCATGTTCAGGAAGGGGAATTTACCCATTATAAGTATGAGGAATGTGTAATACAATTCTCTATTTATGATGATGATACTTCGGTAACTACTATTGAAGATGTCTATGACAAGCTGACTGACCTTTACGACCAAGCCAATTTATCATTGACAAGCTATACCACAGTTGATTTTAAACGGGAATTTTCACACCTCGATAAGATGATAACCGAAACAGACAGATACTGGCAATATGTTGTTCAGTATCGGGGATTGTTTGAACGTTCTACTTAAACTATAGCTCTACAATAGCCAAAATTGCACAAATAAAGCTCACTACGGCAAAAGTTATTCAACCAAGTATAAAATACTATCCAAAATGCGAAAGGAAGGGATTATGCCTTTAACAACAGAATTTAAAAAGGGATTAGACAGGATTTTAATATGCGCTCAAGGCCTAAGCTGGTATCAATGCCCCAACATGGCCCCACCGAATTGTGAAATATGGGGCTGTAATGCAATCTACCGAGACCATTATGTTGACAGATTATTTATAGCTCATGATATCAGGATAATTATGCTACACGATGACGCTGATTTTGTTGAGAATATTAACAAATTGGGTATACCTGTTTATACCACTTATGATTACAAGGTTTTGGAAAACCATACCTCAATACCCATAAACGAAATTATGAATGAGTTTAAGGTGGGGTTTTTCTTAAATATCATAACCTACATGATAGCAACGGCAATATTGCAGAAACCGAAAGAGATTAACTTATACGGGGTAGACATGAGACCTGATGCGGGAAACGAAACTTACTCAAATGAAAAAGGTTCTGTTGAGTTTTGGTGCGGGGTTGCAAGGGGCAAGGGAATCAAACTGACTAATACTCCGGAAAGTTTTGTAATGCAGACCAAACAGATGGGCAATTTTGCAAACTATCAGGAAAAGATACACCAGAGCGGGATATATACGCAGATACCAGAAAAAGAGAGAACAACCGAAGGCATAAAGAATTATATCTTAATGCCTGTAGGTGAGGAAATATAAATTATAAATTACGAATAACTAAAGGAAGTGATAGAAATGGCAAGTATTTCAGGACGTTACGGAAGCGTAACATTGACTAATGCAGATGAATACGTGAAAAACTGGACATTGGATTATAATGCAGACTTATACGAAACAACTAATTTTGATGATTCTTCAGGTGGAAGAAGCTATATCGGTGGCTACACAGGTTGGAGCGGAACTTTTGAGGCAAACTACTCTACAGCCAACACTGTTGTACCGGGCGACACAGGAACAATTGTATTAAGGACTTCCACAGGAGCAACCGGTTTTTGGAGCGGTGATGTAGTGATAACCAACATGAGCATCAATGCACCAGTAGACGGGCTTGTAACACAAACTTATACATTCCAGGGTTCAGGGGCTTTGACAGCCAACTCAACATCTTAATAAGGCGGTGGTAATATGGCTTCTATTAGTGGAGTCAATGGGGCAGTTTATTACAATGCGGAAC